TCACATTCGATGATTACCATGATTTTACTGAGTTGCTCACAGATAAGTCCATTTCTCCAGAACGCCAAGAGTGGTTAAAGGTGTTCTCCCCAGATATGATAAGAGAAGTACTCAATGACTCGAAAGGTAGACCCAATCGTAGGCTGCTCACGGAGATCCTCCAGAGGGACAAATTCGACTTCAAAGAAATCAGAGAACTCATCCAGGCCGGTATGATAAAAACTGCTTGGTTGATTGTCGGGCTGCACGCTAAAGAGCGTGAGATGAAGGAGAAAGCTCGGTTGTTCTCAATATTAGTGCTTGAAATGCGTATGTACTTCTCGGTAACAGAGAAGAATATCGCAACAAAGCTGCTTAAGTATATTCCCGGCCAGACAATGACTATGTCAGAAGCCCAGCTACAGCATCAACTGTATGCCAGCACCAAACACAACCCGAGAGCCAGACATCTACAAGTCATCATGTCACTAGACTTCGATAAATTCAACCAATCTTGGAGTTATGAGTCCACCACTCCATTCTTCAAGCTCTTTGATAAGATGTTTGGCACTCCCGGATTGTATGATTTCACGCATAAGTTCTTCCAAATGTCATTCTTCTACCTGTCGTCACGGTTTAATCCTCCTGCCTGGACACGCAAAGGGGTCTTTTTCGAAGGGAATTTAGACGGAAAGACCCCTATCGACGTCTTCCTATCATTTCTTGACTCCGACACGACCTGGTTGGGTCAGGAAGGAGGCTTAGAGGGGTTGAGACAGAAAGGATGGACGATCATCATTATGGGAGCTTTGTACACTGTAGAGTACATGACCGGGATAAGCTGCAAAATCTTAGGCCAAGGTGACAATCAAGTGTTGATGCTTTCCATACCACTACCCGCTGATTACAAGGGAACCGTAGATGAGTATCTAAGGGATCATCCCACCCAGGTGGAGAAGACCATCCGAGAATATCAGCAAGTCCTCACTCAAGTCTGTAGTGGACTGGGAATGACCTTAAAGTTGGCAGAGACTTGGGTGGCCACTCGGCTCTTAAATTACGGGAAAGAGCTAATCTTTGATGGGGTGGCTCTCACACAAGTCCTCAAGAAGATTTGTCGCTTGTTCCCGGAGAGCAACGACACTTACCCACTGCTAGATAATAGGATTGCAGCAATCTACTCTGCCGCACACACATCGGCAGGAAGAGATGTGCAGCCCCTGTTGGCTTACTGGATTGCGGTAACAGAAGTCCACAGGCTATTGAGAGTAGAGCTGAAAGCGTCCGACTCAAACAAGTCACGGGAGGTGAAGTTAAAAGCTCAAGGCATAAACTGTGGTGAAAAATCCCTGTTCCTGGCAACTATCATCCCAAAAGACATGGGTGGGTTTCCCATTATGCCTTTTACTGAGTTTCTCTATAGGGGTCACCCGGACCCTCTCACAGGTCATTTAGTATGGCTCCGTGAGTTGTCCAAAACCAATAGTGAAGTCAAGAAGGTGATGGAATGGGTAGTGTCTAAAGTGGGTATCAAAACATCCGTAAGTGAGGAAGATTTTTTCCGCTTGGTACAAGATCCCTTATGTCTGAACTTTAAGAGTAAAGCAAATTTTAGCGCCAGAGTCCGAGATTTGCTAGAATCTACAGTGCGGAAGAACGTGAAGAATGACCAACTAAAAAAGATTTTCGCTAAAGAGGGATCTCAAACAAGGAATCACCTACTCAGCTACTTACGGACCATTCAGCCGCTATTCCCTCGGATTCTAAGTGAGATATTCCGAAATTCCCCAGAAGGGTTTGTGCTGAGTGTCGTGGCTAGGTTCACAGACATGAGAACTATCAAGGGGATGCTAAGTGCAGAGGAGACACATTCCTTAATAGATAACCTCACAGCTATTGATCAGTCAAAGCTGATGGAGGTGTTCAAGCTAGTTTCTGACATCCAAATGGTGAAATACAAAGGGGCCCTACAGGCTGAGGCTCAGAAAGTTGATAAACTGATAAAAGAGTTAGTCGATGAAGCGTGGGCATGCACCACCAGTCTTGCTGATTGGTTGCGGCTCCAAAGCTGGCAGCAGAAAGTGGAAGGATCCACAACTCCCCACCCACTTGAACAGTTTCACTTCCATGTGGGGGGCGCAGATTTGTGTATAGCATGTGGCCACTCAGATCCTGAGTCTCGAGGGGATCCTGGACCTCACATCACTTACACACTCAAGTCACTTGTGGCCAACCCCATGAGTATAGGAGCCCCAGGAGTTCAGCAGCACTGTTTCCGACGAGGTACCTGCCCACCATACGCTGGGTCAGCAACTGGAGAAAAGTTAGGCACCGGCCTTTTCACGTTCCCAACTGTTGAAAGAGGTGTGTTTGGAGCGCAACGGCTGTTACGGATCAAGGATTGGGTGGTAGATCCGAATGGGACCGTCGGAAATCTGCTAGATGAGATCTGCAAATCACGGACAGACTTGCCCTTGCCAGTATTAGAATTCATAGTGGGTAAGAACTACGGTGGAAGCATTGTGCATCGCTTCCGAGACACAACCCTTAGGCATGACTCTAGGCCAAATAGTCGCCCCAACCTGTCAACTAATGTCCTCATGTCCAGCGATATGATGGGCAAGTATGCTAGAGGCGCAGATAATCACACGATGCATTTCCAGGGGGCGTTCCTAACCAGCTACTCGAAGCTGTCAACTGCGAGTGCATTCCAGCTGATACCAATTCGTCCATTCCAACTTGTCTTTCACCAGCATGTCACCTGCACCCCCTGCTGCCAACCCATAGAAGACCAAGTCATCACAACAAATGCCAGCATTCCAACATTGCTTGATGTTAAAGAGTGCTCTTTGGTGTTCTCACACGTAGGTGATCTAGAATCTCGGTTTGTTTGGAAGCAAATAGATCCCACTTTATTGATCTCCCCTGAACAGGCTGTGCTAAACAAGCGTCTGATGACTAAATTGGGGAGCCAAGCCGTCGCCACGCTACTTGTTGCACTTCAAAGGGAGAGCCTGAGTCCGGTCGCTCAAGGGGATCTAGGTACTCCGGATTCCATTAGGCATGATCCGACCCTAACTGTAGGAGTCATGATGAAGACTGGCATTGTACCTCTGCTGAACGGCTTTGCTCGATTATGGTTGGCAGACAATGCAAGGTACTTATCAGAAACTGTGCTGAACACCAAAACCTCTATCTCACATGTCATCGTCGGTGTACTCATGGCTCCAAATCTCTCTTTGTGGTCAGTAATCACATCACAAATGCTTATTCCTCACCTTAGAGATAGGTTAGTGACTGCATTTGGGCGCCCTCCTTCTAATGTCGATGCCACATGGTCAGGAGCCGGCTTGGACAAGTTCTTATCTTCTATCCTGTGCAAGCGAATTGCGGCCTTAGTCAAGACACGGGACTTGATGCTACCACTGGTGTGTACAGCTCCAGGTTTCAACCCCACAAGAATGCTCAGACTGTGGTTCAATTCTTTGATCTTGAACAAATACTGGGGTGCTTGGCATCTTGTGGGAGAGGCAGTGCACCGCATGCAGCGTGAGATATCGGGGGCTACTGAATTCGGGACCATTTCTTTC